GGTCAGAGGAGTCGATGCAGAAGCGATTTGCATACCGCAAGAACATAGGACGAAATGGAGTGGGGGCGGGATGCCTAGCGGAACAGGTGGAGTGGTCGGGGACGGGAAGTCCGATAGGTTATGTGACGAAAGACAAATGGCCTACTCCAACAGCGCACAATGCGAAAGAAACCAACGCTCCATCAGAGGCGAACAGAAACACTCCGACTTTGGCGGCTCAAGCTGGTGGGCAACTGAACCCAACGTGGGTAGAGTGGCTGATGGGGTGGCCGCTAGGGTGGACAGACTTAAAGCCATTGGAAATGGACAAGTGCCTTTGTGTGCCGCAACAGCCTTTAAACTACTTAAAGAGAGATTAACATCCCATGAGTGAAGCCTGGAAGCGTAAAGAAGGTAAGTCACCAACTGGGGGCCTTAATGCTAAGGGACGGGCATCATACAATAGAGCCAACCCTGGGAAGCCTGGACTAAAGGCCCCACAACCAGAGGGAGGCGCTCGTAAGCGTTCATTCTGTGCGCGTATGAGTGGGATGCAGGGGCCAATGAAGGATAAGCAAGGTAGGCCAACCCGTAAAGCATTAGCATTAAGCAAGTGGAAGTGTCGTTCTAGCAGGAAAGCAAAGAGATAAAATAATACTTGTACTAATCGTATTAATCGTGTAGTCTTGTAATTGTAGTGCTAGTTATTTCCTAACTATTCTAAATGGGGGTTCCACATGAAACGTCTGTACTGCATCAACTGTAAGTATTACAAAGCCCATACGTCATCTGCAATGTTTGCAGAGTGTTCGTATGCGCCTGTTCAGTCTTTAGTTACCGGCAAGCTCAAGAATCACTGGTGCGAAATGGAGAGGGTCTCATCTACAGGGTGCGGGTCTGAGGGCGTGTTCTATATGCCTGTCGATACGCCACGAGACTATGCGCCTGACACTGACGACAACAGCAAAGACTATCACGGCTGGTAAACACCTAACCTAACTGGAGAACATAATGAACGATAGACAAGACTTTGAGCCGGACATTCGTAACGCTGCTTGGTGGGCAAGTGACAGCCGACAAGCTGCTAACGGACGCGGTAATGAAGTGGTACTCACTAAATTGGGCCTAAAGACTCCCCCTGACCTGTCCGATGTAGAGGCAGTTCAAATGGGCCATGTAATGCAGCCGCTAATTGGAAGACTAGCACAAGACCGCCTAAAGATGGAACTCAAGAACGCGGACTATATGCTGACTCATCCTAAAGAAGTCTGGATGCGTAGTCACTTTGACTTCATATCTGCTGACGGGAAGACGCTAGTTGAAGCTAAGAACTATAACGCTATCGTCCGTAACAAGTACGACTCTGACGCTAACATAGTTCCTGCTGCTGACATGGCTCAACTCATTCACCAGTCCGCCTGTCACGGTATTGACCATGTGGTTTTAGCTGTTTTATTTGGGGGCCAGAACTTCGAGACGTTTACCTTCGATATCACTGATGACCAGAGGACTGACTTGATTAAGGACATGGCACTGTACTGGGGAGCCGTTCAGACAGGACAGCCGCTAGAGCCGGAGACAGTGGCCCAGGCCAAGCTAGTGTACGCAGTAGATAATGGTAGCAGGGTATCTGCCGGTAGCAACGTAGAGAAAGCAGTGACTCAGCTCAAGGCTATCAAGAAGCAGATAAAGGAACTAGAGCTAGCAGAAGAGCAGTATCAGTTAGCTATACAGAACTACATGAAGACAGGTTCGGAGCTGGTATCAGTGGGCGGCACCATCCTGGCGACATGGAAGCAAGCAAAGTCATCGGAGAGATTCAATGCTTCTTTGTTTGAAGCAGCAATGCCGGACATCTACGATAGCTTTGTAGTAGCACAGCCTGGTAGCAGAAGGTTTATCGTCAAATGAACAACCTTGACATAGCAATATGGGCAATGGCAATAACAAGTGTAGTTGATTTATTCCTAACTTTATCGGAGAAACTATTATGAACACAGCAATCATTCCGTTTAATGATATGCAAGCAATGGCCGAAGTAATGGCTAAGTCTAAGCTGTTCGGTATGACAGACGCTAACAGCGTACTAGCTTTAATGGCTATCGCTCAGGCTGAAGGTCTGCATCCTGCAACAGCGGCCCGTGATTACCATATCATCCAGGGGCGTCCTGCACTCAAGGCTGATACCATGCTGGCTAGGTTCCAACAAGCCGGCGGTAAGGTAGAGTGGAAGGACTATACCGATGAGAAGGTAACCGGTCTCTTCACTCATCCTAATGGCGGAAGTCTGGAGTTAAGCTGGACACTAGACCAAGCTAAGGCTATTGGCCTAGTCAAGCCTAGCTCAGGCTGGATTAAATACCCACGAGCTATGCTTAGGTCTAGGGTCGTATCTGAGGGCATCAGGAGCGTTTATCCTGGTTGCGTGATAGGTACATATACCCCAGAAGAGATACAGGACTTTGACCCTCCTGAAGAGCGTTCGATGGGAAAGGCTGAAGTAGTGATAGAACAAGCTAAGTCTGGGGCCGAAGCTCTCATAGCAATGAAGGACGACATTCCTAACTTCTACCAAATCTATCTGCCGGACGGTACGGTATATTCTAATGATGCTACACAGGAAAGCTGGATAGCGTCATACGTCTTAGTCATCTCTAAGATTCGTGGCTCAGAGAAGTATACACCGGACCAGAAAGCAGAGAAGATAGCTCTCTTTAGGGAGGCCAATGATGAAACACGCAAGTCGCTTTCTGCAATCAATATCGCGAGACTCGCTCAACTTAATGCTCAATCCAAAGGAATCTAAAATGGCACATGAACCAAGCGAAGGTAAAGGAATATTTACCCCAATAACAAACAAGAAGACTCCTAACAGTCCTGACTGGAAAGGTCAGCTAATGCACAAGGGCGAGATTGTTAAGTTCGCAGGATGGATTAAGAAGAGCGCATACGGAGAGTTCCTTAGTCTAGCAGTAGACAACTACGTTCCTCCAGCTCCACAAGAGTATCCGAGAGAAGTAAAGAGCAAGAGTAATGACGACGACGTACCGTTCTAACCTAAACCTAACTGGGGAATAAAATGAATATAGTTAAATTGAAGGAATTAAAGAATTCGTGGATTGTTGCTGAAGATAATGCTGATAAAGCTAAGGATAGATATCTTGACGCTTTAGAAGAGATGGTAAAGGAACAGGTGGCTAAAAATGATTAAGCATACTGTCCGTAAAGCAAAGCGTTCACATACAACTGCTGATGAATGTAAGTTCTTGAATAAGATAGGAAGTTACTCCGATAACCCTATGATGGATAAGATTGGCTATCTTAAAGCCTACATTGCAATAGCAGGGAAACGTAGCAACTGGGAAGCTATCAACAAAGCAGAAGTGCTTGACCACTGCTACGACCTGATTAATAAGGCTGAAGCTATTGCTACTGTAGCCGTAAGTAACAACACCCTCACTATCAAGAGGTCAGCATGAAATCCATCATAGCAGGGATATTCATAGGTATGCTCCTAGTAACATTCAATGCTACTGCTGCTGTCAAGTGTAAGCCTGACGGTCGTGGCGGTATGTGCTGTTGGGATACGGATAGAGATGGTCCGTTTCCTCCGATAATATGTTAGGGCTTGTAGTTCAGATGGATAGAATTCTCGCCTACGAAGCGAGAGGTCGCAGGTTCGAGTCCTGCCAAGCCCACCAGTGACAACGCTAGTCCTTGAGCTTCCATGTCCTCCAAGCCTGAATACTTACTGGCGCAACTGGCGTGGCCGTATGGTATTGAGTAAGAAGGGCAGGGAGTACAAGGCGCTAGTGCAGCAATATGTTGTAGAGAACAATGTACCTAAACTGGGCGATAGCAAATTGAAGATAATGATGGTGCTTAGGCCCAGGGATAAGAGAAGGCTCGACATTGATAACCGTATCAAGGCTGTATTTGATGCGTTAGAGGAAGCCGGAGTATTCAATGATGACTTCCAGGTAGACCACCTGGAGATGATTAGGGGCGACATAATCAAAGGGGGGAAGATTATTGTCGTAATTGAGGAAATAGAGACCCCCTCAAGCCCAAATGAGAAGCCACTCGTGGCTAGTTAGGAACATGACGGGGCAAGTGTTTTGGGTAGCCCCACTCTTTTACTTTAACTTTAGGGGATTAACATGGGTAAGAAGACGCACATATTTGTAGCTACACCGATGTACGGCGGTCAGTGCTTTGGATTCTATACACAATCCATCCTTTTACTGAACCGTGAGCTAAACGCAGCAGGAATGGACGTAGGCTTCTCATTTATGTTTAATGAGTCCTTGATTACCCGAGCGCGTAATTCTCTCGTGAAGAGCTTCCTAGACACTCCTGAGGCCACTCACTTGCTATTCATTGATGCTGACATCAAGTTCTTCCCAGAACAGGTCATTCCGATGATTGCTGCTAACAAAGATATTATCTGCGGAATCTACCCTAAGAAGGAAATAAGCTGGCCCTTAGTAAGACGCGCTATTGAGGAAGGTGTATCTGATGACGAACTCAAATATCATACTGGTTCTTTTGTTGTTAACCTTGTTGATTATAGCGGGGAGGTAACGGTCCCAGTCCATGAGCCTGTAGAGATATGGAATGGCGGCACAGGGTTCATGCTCATCAAACGGTCAGTATTCAAAAAGCTGGCCAGTAAGGTTCCTAGCTACACTAATAACATCGTAGACCTGTCTAAGAGCCAAGAGCCTGGGATTCAGATTAAGGAATACTTTACTACCTCTATTGAGGAAGAGACCAACATCCTGCTGTCAGAGGACTACCACTTCTGTAAGCTGGCCCGTAAGCATGGCATCAAGATATGGGCCGCGCCCTGGGTTCAATTGGGTCATGTAGGAACTTATCCGTTTGAAGGAAGACTTACCCCTTCTAAGTAAAGGAGAAGAACAAAGGAGAAAAACGTATGAACGAACGAATTAGAGAACTTGCCGAACAGGCTGGATACATAAAAGATATGTTTGGTGTTGGACACTGGGATATGCCAGAGTGTAAAAAGTTCGCTGAGTTGATTATTGAGGAATGCTTAAATACTTGCGGGAGTTATGCAGACTGCTATGGCGTATCTCAGTCTATCGCAAAGCAGATACGGTCTGATTTTGGAATTGAAGAGAAGAACACATGAGTAACCCAATAGAGCAAAGTATTGACTACCTAGTTGAATGTGGATGGGAACGAGAGCAAGCAGTAAATCTAGTGGCTGCGATAACAGATGAATCGGGAGAGCGACTCTGGGAAGCTGCACCTCAGTGGATAAAGCATTGTGCAGACAGTATGCGATATGTGAACGATATGCTCGGGAGTGTTGCTCTGGGGCTGATTGAGGTCAGGCTTGGAGAGGATAACGAAACTTGGCTGTTTAAGCTGAATGAAAAGGGAATGGGTGAGGGTAAAAAATTGACCGAGGAGAATACACATGAGTGATAACAGAGATGAGTTAGCAGCAGTTGCAATGGCAGCAATGGCAATGGCAGGAATTGCTGGAAAGAAGTGGGAGTATTTTGATAAAGATGATTGTATGGAGATTGCGGAAACATCATATCGGATAGCCGACGCAATGATTGATTATAAGAAAGGGTATGGGAACGGTAAGCCTGAATGATGAGATGCCGAGCAGCTCCTCATATTAACTTTGAGGACTTGCAGGGCTTACTAGGGAACATCCTTCCTTCTAATATTGATATGGTATTAGAAAGGAATGGTCATGTTCTAATTGGAGAATGGAAACGTCCCAAAGAGAAACTTAGCAAGGGGCAAGAGATACTGCTCAAGAGTCTCGCTCGTAAGCCCAAATTTACAGTGATTATTGTTACAGGTGACACTGACAGTCACATGAGCGTAGATAGATACTGGAAGTATTCATCAAGATGGAACTCCTAAGCTAATAGGTTACGGCCTTGATAGCTTCAAAGACTTTATCGTAGACTGGTATCTAGTCGCTGACACGTTCGAGGAAGGTCATGCCGTTACAATGTGAGAAGTGTTCGCACATAGTCCAGTCACCAGTATTGATTAGTTCCTGAACAGCTCTCCACAATCCCTCTTCTCCGCAGCACTCGTCCCTAAAGGTAACAGTGTCATGCAGTGCAATGTACTTACGCGCCTTATGAGCGTGTTGGTCCAGTTCCTGACTAAGCTGACGGTAGGTATGGTCAGTGTCAATGAAGAGTAAGTCTGTTTCTTCTATGTCTAATGAAGGGTCTATCGTGCTAGTCTTAATGAACTCGAAGGAGATGCCGTTAAGGGCCGCTAGACGCTTAACATCATCTACTGGACAGTCTACTATGTCGTAGGACACTAAACGCTTAGGCTTGGCCGCTAGGAATGCCCAGGTTGACACGACAGTACGGACACCCATCTCAGTGATATGGTCGCACTTCTCGGCGTACTCACGGAGCTTATCCATGTGTTGCCATATATCGCTATGCGTTGTCTTAGCTGTATCGAAATACTTATTAATCTCTTCCATTACTTTATCCCCTTTCCCTGTTTTAACTGCTCTATAGTAAGTCCACCAGTGTATTGAAAATGAGCCAGTTCTCGGAATTGCTTCCAATCACCAGCCCAATCAAGACCGTTAAGTTTACCTATTACTCCTACTCTTTCCCAAATATCATGTGTTCCGTCCCAATCTGGCTTTCCGTTAACCAGAGGAACAACATCCAGAGCGCACCTATAATTATGAAAAGATTCACCACCCTTAGCGCGGGTGATAATTCTTCCCCCAGAAGTACGTCCCTGAGCGTAAAGTAGATTTTGAGACTCAGCATCACGATAGGTGCTAGTAACAAGTAAATCAATCCCTTGATGCCCACAGTCTTCCAGAAACTTTTTAGCACGCTCTTTAACCGGCGGCAATAAGTCATCTATGCTTCTGGAACTTATCACGCCTTAGTATCTGGCGTTAAAGCTCCAATCAATCCGACAGATGCTAGGCCAATAGCTACAACTCCGTCAGCTACTCCAGGAGCTAGATGTACTCCAACGCCTGTAAGGAACATGAGAATACCACGCCATGTAGAGGCTTCTTTAAGCCGTCCTAATAGAAAAGACTTCATCATATTCCTTCTCCTGGGGTGATATAAACATTGCCTGTTCCTGATGCTAAAATGATGGAAACGTACAG